CCCCTATGCCCCCTAGCGATGGCACCCCCCACCTGCTATATGGCGCGGAGACTCCGAAGTCTGCCCGCCTCGTTTCGTGAGTGGTGTTCAAGTGACTATGGTAAACAATGTCACTGATTCGGAGCCTTTTGCTCTACAACCTAATCCCCTCCCCGAGGGGACGGCAACTGACCTCGCAACCCTTACGGTTCTAATAGGTAGAAGTCCCAGTCTCTAGAATAGCATCCACCGCGTTGTGGATCGGACTACTGGGCACCGTAAGTTAGGCGCAACGGAGTGTCCCGCGAGGACACTAACGCAGACCGTCCGCACGGGAGGGAAGTCCCCCGCAGTCTTATCCCGTACTGGGTTGAGCGGGGGATGTCCGATACGGTGTGTGCCTAGTGAGTTGTGGAAAGCACACTGTGGATTCTATAACACTCACCCACAAGGTACGGGGAAGCGACTCCCCTACCTTGTTTCTCCCCTGCGCTTCCCTAACGGGAAGCGTGGGGTTTCATCGTGTGTGGTTTCTTTACTCTAACGAAAGGTAAGTGTCTCATGGAGATTCGTTTCCCGAATGTGATTCGTTTCGATGCTGCGGTTCTGCCTGACTTCGTCAAGGTTGCGAGGGATTGTCGCAAGGTAACGGATGACGGGCGGATCATCCTGCATCGTGCTACCCTCAAGTCTCTGATCCAGAATGAGAAGTTGCAGGTGCTCGGTGGTGATACCATCCTCGACATGGTGGTTACGCTCACTTTCGGTGAGCGGATGAAGGTCGACGGTCGCGGCGGTGATTTCGTCAACGGTATCGTTGATTGGATGCAACGTCGGTTGGAGGAGAATGGTCACTCCAACTGGTTCGCCGCAAGTGAGCCGAAGTCGTCGGCTCCGAAGATGCGCGGCGGCACAGATCGTGCCAAGTATGCCGATCTCGGTCTCTGATCGGACTCGCACTGTAGGGGAGTGTATCCGTTTGGGTACACTCCCCTACTGTCTGTGCCCGACTAACCCAAACAAAGGAGGACGATATGTCCCTGAAAGTTGATTGCGCTAAGTCTGCAATGCTCAACTTCGAAGCGGTCAAGTGCTTTCGCAACTGGGAGGCTATGGTGAAGGCGGTGGCATTTGCCACCAAGTCTTCCCGCAAGGTTGCGGAGGAGAAGTTGGCTAAGAAGTATGGCAAGATGTTCACGGGAGGTGTCAAGTGAGGGAACATTTCCACAAGATTGTCCTAGAGGCAATTGCGGAAACGCTTGTCCTAGTGGATAAGCAAATCGAAGAAGAGAAGCGCGAAATTAAGCGCATCTTCAATGCCGAAACTTCCCGCTAAGGGAAGTCTGTGCGGGATTGTTACCCGCACACTGACGAGGCAAACAATCGGAGGTAGTATGTCCAAGACTGCTGCACACTGTGAGGCGTGGGTGACGAAACTTGCGGGTATCGGTGGCGTGTACGATGTCCGCGATAATGTCGTCGAACTGTATGTCGGGGCTGTGTCCCCCGACAAGTTTGACGATGTGTTGTTTCGCGTGCAAATGCTGGCATGCGAACTGTGCAACGGGCACAGTTGGGGCACGGACGGTGTTGGCTATGATGCCAACAAGCGCGGACGCTTTGTGTCCGTGATGAAGGTGGTTCCCAAGCGTATCGGCAAGTATCTTGCCGACCGCGATGTGTCGGACATCTAACAAACCAAAGTACACACGACAATCGTACCTGATTGTCCCAGCCTATTGGTAGGGGTGTGTACGCAACTAACTGTCCGTGGTTAGTTGAGACAGATAAAGAAACGGACTAGGTATGCGGTATTGACGCACCGCAACTGATTAAAGTCACGGTATCCGTGGGTGAAATATCCCACGGGTATCTTTCCGCCCCGCCGTATGGCAAGCAGAGAAGAAACTGTGGGCAATAAAGAAACTTGGGCAAAGGTGTGCCCTCCGTTATGTATAACGGATAGTGTCGGTTGAAAGTCCGAACAAAGGAAACTATGTAGGGAAGTAACCGCCGTATGCGGGGAGTTAACTACAGAAGTCACCACGCACCTAACCTTTGATGTTATAGGGAGCGATATAGACCTGAGTATGTCCTTAAACTGCTCACAAACTTTAGCGCAGCCAGCCTGTGGCAACAGGTAAGTTAGGGCTGTAATGGACTCCCTATTCGTATAGAATATGGATACGCCGAAGTACACGGTGTAACTAGGTTCTGCACCTAGTGGTATTAGTATATCTCCTAGTGCAGAGGAGTGGCATAGACTGCGAGACAATCTATGCTATGTAAATGTCTCCGCTCTTGTTCCGTAGCGGCAATACGGAACCCTATAAGATGCACCGTTGTGTAGACGGTGTGCCTTTACGGAGGTGTGCACAATGATTGAGACCTACTATGTGGTTCGTGACTGCTGCGGTGGTGTTCTGTCTGTGCAGGATACTCCCGCTGTTATCTCGCAGAATACCTGCGAGACGTGTGGGGACTGGGATATGACCCAGTATGTGGTGCGGATTGTCCGCGCCGATGTCACCGCGGTGACCTGTGCGGAGATGTGTGACCTTGCGGGATGTGGTATCCCGTTCTCTACCATCCGCGCTATCGACGCGGTGGGTGTCCGCAACATTGACATCGTTCCGATGTCGTGGACGATTAACAACGACAACACAATGCCCTATGGGCGGAGGTGCTGACATGGATCGTATGTACCTGACTGTGTACCGAGAGGTGGAAGGTGAGATGGTGATGTTGGAATCCCGAATGATTCCGTCCGATGTGGTGTCATGTGATGCGGAATGGGTGCTGGATTATCTGGATCGCACCTATATCCGCACCGTGTCCTTTGCAGGAAACATCAACTGGCAAATCAATGGACGGTATATCGCGTTCACTGTCAGTCCCGAGGTTGTCACGGTGCGTGACCGTGATGATGAACTGTTGATCTGTGCCGAATGGGAGGTGTGATATGTTCAATGTGACTGTGCACTTCGAAGTTCCGTCTGGTGATGTGGTGTCGGAGAAGGTTGGTTCCGCACTGTATAAGGCAGGGGCTGTCATTCAAATGTGGCAGAATGCCTATGCCTTTCATGGTGCATCCGTGGAACTGCGTCCCGATGGTAATGTGTACCGTGTGTATGTCAACGACAAACTGGATACCACCGAGTGGTATACCATTGAGGAGGTGTGACATGGAAGAGTGCACCTGTATGCACTGCAACAAGGTGTATTACAATACGCCTGACTGTGAGTCGTGGAATCTGTGCCACAAGTGCATGGATATCTGGTTCGTCTTTGGTTGCCCTATTGAGGAGGCGTGACATGTACCATGTACAGTTCGATGCCTATGATGCTGGTGCATCATGGATTCAGCACAATGTACCCTATGAGGATGCTCTGGAAATGTGTCGGGGCAAGTTCATGGGAACTGATGAGTATGCGGAGTCCATCATCTCTTCCTATGAGGGGAATGATGGTTGGTACTACCTGATCTATGAGATTCCTAAGGAGGAACTGCCATGCGAGTGATCGAACATAAGATGCTACAGGCAATCAAGTCCCGCAAGTATTTCAAGCGGGACAATACCGAGGTTGTGGACTGCGTGGATTATTCCGCAGTCTATCTGCATGGCAATAAGATTGCCGAGATTCACAATGATTGTGTCGTTGTGATGGATGCGGGATGGCGTACCAATACTACTAAGAGTCGCATCAATGCGATTCTTCGGGAGTATAACCTTGGGTGTGTGTACTCCAAGAAGTTTCAGTGGTATGTGGGCGCAGCCAAGTGGCACGGTTCTTACATGGGAGAAATCAAGTGAATAGTTACCTTCATGTGTATGTCATGAACTACGAGTCCCAGTCTATGGAACTCGACGCTGTGTACAACCTTCGTCAGACCACGGATATTCCTGGGGCTGTGATTGACTATCTTGACAGCAGGTATAGCCGCGCCCTGAACTATCGGGATCGTATGTACTGGGTGAGTGGTTACAACCCCGTCTACTTCAAGGCAAGCAACCAGATGTGGGTGCCCACTACTGTGGCTGTGGATGATGAACTCGTCTCAACTATGGAGGCATTCAATGCTTAATGCACTGGTTGCATGTGTGATGATGGTTCCCCCGCCCGCAGGTACTGATGTTGATGGTATCCTGCGGGCTATTGCCGAGGTTGAATCTAATCATAAGGATTCTGCTGTGGGTGACAATGGCAAGGCTATTGGGCGGTATCAGATTCACAAGGTGTACTGGCAGGATGCAATCGAATATGATCCCTCTATCGGTGGATCGTATCAGGATTGTACTGATCCTGTGTATGCCCGCAAGATTGTGATTGCATATCTCTCTAGGTATGCACCGAACTGGAAGATTGAAACTGTGGCTGGTATTCACAATGGAGGACCGAAGGGGTATCTCCGTACTGCCACTAAGAACTATCGACGAAAGGTTGTTAACGCATATGGCGGTTAAGTTTACGATCCATGTCCCGCACTATAAGGCTGATGGTGACGGGTATCCGCTGCATATTGCGGATAATGTTCTCTGCCTGTTCCGTGAGTGTCTGCTGCTGGGTGGTATCTCTGGTACTACCGAGGTGCCGTGTACTGGGTATTGTGTGGGCTGTCTTGACGATGACTATATCCGTGATGAGCAGACGCTGTTCATTGTGGTGACTAACGATGAGAAGTATCGGGATGTCATTGTGCCTGCCCTTAAGTGGCTGAAGGCGTACACTAATCAGAAGTCCATCTTTGTGACTCGCGAGTATACGGAGGTTCTCTATGATGTTTAATGAGTGCCATGTGTCCGACTTTATTCACACGCTGGTTCATCCTATGCCTGTGGGTGCTGTGGCTGGTGCTATGGTTACGGCTTCCACTCTGCTGCAACATCAAAACCTCATGTATCTTACGGATGCCGAAGTAGGTATCCTCATCCAATTCTTGTCCGACAACATCAACGAAACTATGGAGAGCGACAATGTCTAATGTCTATGAGTACCGTACCTGTGGCTTCACCTTTGACTGGAAGACTGCGGATGGTGGAAACATTTTCTGCTTCTGTGATATCAGCCGTACTGTCACGATTACCCCGAAGGCTTTCGGATCGGATGCTAGTGTCACCAAGTGTTCCCTTGCTATCCGTGGATATCGGGGAGGGGAACTTGTGCTTGACTTTCCCGACATTGGTCTGACTGATGCTGACTGGTATGATCTTCAGGATTGTATCTATGGTGGGTATCATGAGGAACTGTACGACCGAGCCAAGAACATTACGAAGGGAGTGTTTACCGATGTTCGATAACAACGAAGTGGATAACATTGACATCGAACTGCTGCTGCGTCGACTTGAGAATGATTACCCTGCGGGGTACAACTATCGTGTGCTGCGTGAGGCAGCCCAACTTATCCGCCACTATCAGGAGGAACTGAACAATGCCTAAGCCCTATATCCTCAAGTGTTCCATCATCATTGATGTGTTTGATGATGAGGATGTTGATGATGTTGCCAACACTGTGCAGCGTGACATTGCCGAGAGTACTGGGTATCCTATCATCCTCGATGATGTCGAGGAGTATGGTGACGAGTGACGCTTGTAATGTTTCACGGATTGTACCGTGTCTTCTACGATAATAAGGCATGGTATAATGTAGTGGATAATCGTGGCATCATCATCGAAGGTTTCTTGGATGAGATGGATGCCATCAAGTATACATACGAACTAGGAGAGACTAATGCTGATGTCGATTGACTTTGAGGATGGTTGGTACATGGTGTACATTGGTAATACCGCTATCGACGGATTCGAAACCTTTGATGATGCGATCATGTATATGATGCATCTGGATCGTACCAATGGCTCAGCTGTTTAAGCAGATGTTTATCGAATCCATCATTGGTTTGGTGGTGTTTGGTGTGTGTCTTGGTCTGGTGTATCGCACCATTAAGCGGAGGAACAAATGAACGGATGGTCTAACTACGAGACTTGGAATGTCGTGCTGTGGCTGCAGAATGATGAGGCTGTGTGGCAACAGTTTCGTTCTGCCTGTCGCCCCTTTGTTCGGGCGGGTATGCTGAAGGATGACATGGCGTACTGTGCCAAGGTGTCATTCATTCGTGTGTATGGCAGTCCCATCACTCCCGATGGTATCTCCCTGTATAGTCCAGAGATTAACTGGCGGGAGATCTATGATGCCGCATGTGAGTGGTTTGATATCGACACATCTGCGTATGATGAGTCGGTCTATGAGGAGTGGGAGCGCAAGGATTCTTTCGGAAAGGAACTGTACTAATGAAGATCTTTATTGAGATGGACTCGCGTCAGACTGTGTGTGAGACTTGGGAACTTGAACTTGATGATGACATTAACCTCAAGGATTTCATCACTGCCATTGAGGAGAATCCATCCATCATCTTTACGAAGGATCTTCCCGAGCAACTGTCTGAACCTCTGCTTGTTGACGCAGAAACCTATGATACCGAAGCGTGTTCGGTGACCCGTGTTACGATTGGATAATACAATGGAAAACAATCTCTCTAATAATGTCGGCAGTGCTGTCGAGGCTTTCATCTATAGCAAGATCAAGGATAGTTGCACCTCTGATATCATTCGTGATGTGTGCAACGATCAGATTGATTCGTCTGTCAGTAACTACTTTAACTATGAGTTCTGCTTCAGTGATCACTTCTCTTTCGAGGATCACTTCGATACTAGTGTTGTCGAGGATGCAGTTGAAAGTTACTGTGACCGCAATGTGCAGGGATATGTAGAGGACTGTGTCAATGACCGCGCTATTGAGCGGGCTATTGAGGAGACGCTATCTGATGTTGTGAGTGACGAGATCAAGAACTTCTTTGCCTCCGATGCAGGACGCAAGTGTCTGCTCGACGCTATCGTGATGGGGCTACAGCGATGACGGATATCGACTACAATGTGTCGCTTGATGTGTCTTACTACGGATCTGAGTACAGTTTCTTTGGCGATACCGTCTGCAAGGTAGACCCTGCTAAGGGTATACTGTGGGATGTGTTCTTCAAGAACCTGACTATTGTAGATGTGAATGGTGATGATGTGTTCCACCTTGGTGCACGATTCCCTGGGGATCTGTCGCCAACCGATGGATTTCTGTATGACATGGCTGTCGATGTAGTCATGGAACTTCTGTACGAGAAGATTGTAGATCATGCTAGGTCTGAGGTCTACAAGAACCGAGCAAGTGGAGATGTTAACTAATGGGACTCGATAACTACGCTGTGTATGGTACGGAACACCACAAGTGTCCTACCGATGTTAGTGAATCTAACCTGCTGCCCGACAGTTTGTTTGAGGGTATTGACCTTGGTCACGGAATGTTTAGTGGTCAGGGTTCTGCCTTCAGGGGTAAGCGGTATGACAGTTGGGTACAGTACGCAACTGGCATGACTCTGTATGAGGAGATCATTGATCCTGATACTGTGCAGGCTATTGCAGATGAACTGCGAGTCAGTACGACTCCAGAGTTCTTTGCAGCCTATGTAAATGAGTATGATATTTCCTTTCAGGAAGCGCAAGATCTTCTCAAGTGGTTTGAGATTGCTGCTGCTGAAGGTGCAACTGTGATTGGATGGTGGTAACTATGGACATTGATAACCGACATGAGTATGTGAACGAGATTCAGATTCAGGGTGATGTGCTTGACAAGCAAGCCGAGTATCTGTACAATATGGCGATGCGGCTGTGGGACGATGGCAAGAAGGATGAGTACCGTCTTGTCATGGGTGTTGCCAACATGCTGTTCATGTTCAAGGAAGGTACCTATACCATCCGAGAGATTCGCAACTTCGCTAACACGGGAGTCTACTGATGTGGATTGAACGCTTTGATAACCTTGAGTACCGACCAGGGTATGTGGCATCTGGTTGGGTTTCCTATGAGAAGAAACTGAATACCCATCTTGATATCTATGATTGGGACTGGTCTGCTACCTCTATTGATGGTAACTTCAGGTGTCCACTAATGGCTGAAGAGCAGGCTATTGGTATTGTGATTGCTCTTGAAGCACAGGATGATCGTAATGTCGAGATGTACTGAAGAGGGAGAGTGGGACGATATGGATAACATGGACTGGGTAAACTTTATTGACGAGATGCACTGTACTGATTACTGGTACAATGAGAACGACTATGATCCAAAGGAGGATAATGATGAGGACGATTCTGATTCTGCCTGACGGTGAGACTTGGTCAACTGTTGATGGCTGTAGTATTTGCGTCATTACCGACGAAGACTATGCACGGCTGTGCAATGATGAGGTTGACGCGAACGATATCCTGCCTGTTGGGGAGCTTCTGTTGGGCGATTGTTCTCAGCCCGATAAGTCGGGGGCGGACTGACGGGGAGCAGGAGACGTATTGAAGGACACACCAAGCCTCGTTGGCTTGCCAAGGAGAATAAACATGACAAAGTATTGCGTTGGAAAGCAATGGCTTGGCTTAACCTTTGAAGATAGACAAACTAGATTAACACTTAACTCTATCTTTGAAGAAGACATCTTCAACGAATCGTTACAGAAATACTGGGATAACTATGAGAGAGATCCCAGTTCTTATGCACCTGAACAAGCATTAATCTTTAGTGTTGTTGATCACATCTCCAATGCTATTGAAGAATACCTCTGTGATCTTCAGAAACGAAACATACCCTGGGTCAATCCAATCTATAGGCTTGGACCTAGGCGTATTGCTGGTCTGTTGATCACGGTTTGTACTGAGACAATTCTTACTACACAGCGTAAGGGAATTGAAGGAACAGACAACGACGATAACGGGAGAAAGTTTACTCCCGTACTTCAGCAAGATCTTGCTAGGTCTATCGCTAATACAATACAGACTGCTGTCAACTACCAACAGTCTCGTAATGAGAATGCTGGTGCTTGGGTTCTTGCTAGTAAGATTCTTAAGAATAGATGGACAAACAGACAGATCAGAGACTTCATTAAGAATCACAAGTCTGATGCACACATCCGCCTTAGTAATAAGGAACGGTACTATCTTGGTCTTAACCTTATGGTTATCCTTGAGAGAGCTGGCATCATTGAACGCACTAAGTTCTGGGAAGGTAGTACCTCAAGTCCTATTGCTGTTAGCTTTACACCTGAGGTAACTGCGGGTCTTACTGAAGCACACTCTGACTTCATGCTTCGTGCTAAGATCAGGTATCGTCCGATGATTGTACCTCCAATGTCTCATGCCATCGGTCTATCTGGTGGTGTGCATTCCGAGTATCTTCGTAAGGGTATGGTAGATCGTGGTTACATTTACTTTCATGGTGAGGATTTCGTTACCGAGTTCAAGGGTAGCGAGCCATCACAGAAAGTAATCGACGGTCTAAACAAGCTGATGTCCACCGAATGGTGTGTCAACACCAAGGTACTGGATGTAATGGAGAAGTTGTTCAAGTCCAATAACAGGATTGCCAACCTGCCTCCATATGAAATGGATCCTGTGCTTACGCAGGATAGATCAGACATAACGGATCCAGAAGAACTTGAGAGAACTAAGTTAGAGAAGTCTGAGTTGTGGTCGGAGTGGTATCGCAAGGAGAACGAACGAATCAGGATGTGCCTACGGTTATCGTTGGCAAAGGACTTGGTTTCGTATGGCTTCTTCTATCATGTGTATACCTGTGACTTCAGGGGTCGTGCCTATACGGCTACTGACTTGCTGTCGCCACAGTCAGGTGATCAAGACAGAGCCTTGATTCTCTTTGCCAATGCCGTACCTCAGACAGAACGAGGTAGGTACTGGCTCAAGGTACAGGTTGCCAACCTGTTTGATCAGGACAAGAAGTCATTCGCTGATCGTGTCAAGTGGGTTGATGACAACATGAAGATGTTGCGGTCAATCAACGACGATCCCTTTGAGACTCTGAATCTCTGGGCTGATGACAAGAAGAAGAAGAATCAATCATTCCAACGATTGGCTGCTGTGTTCGAACTGTTCCGTGAGGATGGTATGACTCAGCTACCTATCGGTATGGATGGTTCCTGCAATGGTATCCAACACTGGGCTGCCATTGCAAAGGATCCTGTGATTGGTCGTATGGTCAATCTGCTGCCTGACCCCAAGCCTAACGACGCATATGGTGTGGTTGCCGCTGAGGTAACTACGGCTATGCTTCCGTTGAACCACAAGGATCCCTGGGTTACCCTGTTCCTTGAGGAATGGGAAGGTAAGGTCAGTCGTTCTGTTGTCAAGCGGGCTGTTATGACTGATCCCTATGGTGTCACAACCAGAGGTATCGCAGACGGTCTTCTCAATGACGGGCATCTTGACTGGTTAGATAAGACACTCAGGATCAACGGTGCCAAGGAACTTACCAAGTATGTACAGGCTGCGATGAACTCGCTGCTTACTATCCCAAACCAAGGTAAGACTTGGCTCAAGGCAATCGCTAAGATTGCAGCCGATAAGAAGATTCATCTTGAGTGGACTACACCGATTGGTTTCAAGGTGTGCCACCAATACTACGGTAAGACAAACGGTATTGTTAACTTGCAGTCGGCAACAACCGCACTGCGAATAGAGTTTAATGAGTTTGTCAGAGACGAGGTGAACGGTAGAGAAGCACAGAACGGCATCTCTCCCAACTATATTCACTCGTTGGATGCCAGTCACATGTTCGCAGTAATCAACGAGCTGACATGTGATTCGTATTCGTTTATCCACGATTCGTATGGTGTGCATGCACCAGAGGTGGACAATCTCCGACAAGTAACAAGGCAAGAGTTCGTAAAGATTCATCAGGTCAACCAACTACAGGTGTTGCGTGAGCAACTATGTCTGCAACTTGGTGAGGATCTGCCAGATGTACCTAGCACTGGTACTCTGGATATCACCAAGGTGCTAGAGAGTGAGTACTTCTTTCATTGAACTCCCCTCCTATTATCATAGACAGCGAGGGAGCCATTGAATCAGGTGTCAGGATAATCCACAAGGCAATGAAGGACAAGACCAAGACACCTGTTACATTGGTCTTTCTCTGTACAACGGACTGGATGCATGTCCAGTTCCTCACATATATGGTTGATTACCTCGCCAAGAAGAAGGCGAAGAAGGTTGAGCATGTCAAAGTCGACATCTACATCGAACAAAAAGAAGAAGGTTGAACTTAACGGTCGGAGCTATAGGTGGGGTGATCTCTATGATTCATGGAACATCCATCAGCAAGCCGACTTTGATGGTACGGGTATTGATGTTAACTCACCAATCCCGCAGGACAATGGCGAACCTCTGCCATCTCTTGCAGATCAATGGAAAGAGGACTATAAGCGAAGGATGAAGAATGTCAAGAGTTCTGGTAATCGGTGATCTGCACTGCCCTGCTGTGCATCCTCAGTATCTAGCGTTTGTCAAGTCGGTGCAGAAGAAGTACAAGACTGACACCACCCTGTTCATTGGAGATGTGGTAGACCATGCGTCCATCTCTTTCCATAAGAAGAACCCAGAGCATCCTGCTGCCCTTGACGAGTATCGTCAGGCTATGAATGAACTGAGTAAGTGGGTCAAGAACTTCAAGCAAGCAACGGTTACAATCGGTAATCACGATGATCGTGTCATCCGCATTGCTGCCGATGCAGGTATCCCTGCCCACTACATCAAGGGATATGAAGAGGTGTATGATTCAGCCGACTGGGATTGGGTACCTGCCATTGAGATTGATGGCGTGTACTACTATCACGGTGTTGGTGCAGGCGGTATGTACCCTGCCATCAACGCTGCCAAGATGCGGCTACAGTCAGTTGTGATGGGTCACTATCACAGTGTGGCGGGTATTAACTGGATCGTCGGTCCTACCTCTAGGATCTTCGGTATGAATGTTGGCTCAGGTGTGGATCGTTTCCACCCCGCCATGTTGTACGGATCTGCCTACCTCAAGAAGCCTGTGGTTTCCTGTGGTGTGGTGATCGACGGTCATCCCTATCTGGAGCTGATGGATCTATGAACCTAACTCAGCTCAGGAAAGAAGCCAAGATGTGGCAGAAGAAACTTGGGCTGACCAACTGGAAGATTACCGTGGTATGGGCTAAGCCAGAGGAACTTAATACCGAGACAGAGAAAGTCTTTGGTCTTAACTCCTATGATCCTAACCACATGGACTCTACCATACGGATTCTCAATCCCAAGTACGAGGACTACGATGTAGTCAACACACTGGTGCATGAGCTGCTGCACCTGTACATGTTCCCTCTGGAATCGGCAGCGGGTTTCAGTATCAAACCACCGACAGATCAATGGGAAACTGCAATGGAGCAGACCATCAACAAGCTGTCGGAACTATTAATGGAGAAGCATAATGGAAGAAACGAACGAAGAGAAGATGAAGATCCTCAAGGCTGAGGAAGTTGTTAAGTATCTTGAGACTATCGTGCTGTATCTTGAGGCATGTCAGCAGGACATGATCAACAACATCAACAAGATTAACGAGGAGACTACTGATAATGGCTGAGCGTATTAAGAACATCATCACCAAGGTTCTTGAGGTCAAGTGGAGCAACCTGATCAAGCCCGACACTATGTTCGGTGAGGGTTCTGCCAATCACAACATCACTGTTGTGTTGACCGAGGAGCTTGAGGCTACGCTTATGGCGGTAGCCAAGGAGAATGGTTGCAAGAAGATCAACGGAACCTATGAGAAGGATGGACTCAAGACTGTCAAGTTCAAGTCCAAGTCTCATGTTGACAAGGGTGCATTCCCCTGTCAGGACAGCACTGGTAACTATACCGATGTGGTTCCGTTTGGTGGTGACACTGTGCGAATCAAGCTTGCCCCTGTGGTTGTTGCCAAGGGTGCCAGCAAGTCGATGTCGTTCTACCTCAATGGTGTTCAGATCGTGCAGAAGAACTCTGCTGATCCTGCCGCCAAGGTGAATGGCTTCGATGCAATTGAGGGAGGGTATGTCGGCACTCATGTTGACCGACCTGCAAAGTCTGCGGCTACTGCTGCCCAGTCTTCCCCTGCAATCACTGATTCGGACATCCCGTTCTAATGAAGTGGAAGTTCCCCATTTCACCTGTGGCTGCTAGCAGACCACGGGTATCCAAGTGGGGCGCGTACTTTACTGGTACATACAAGGACTTTAGGTTGGCTGCCAAGCCTGTGGTAGAGAATACCATAGGAGATTGGCAGCCAACCGAGTCCCAGTTGTATGTGTATGTCGGGGTATACCCGACCAAACCCAAGACCAGTAAGTTATTGTACCCACGACCAGACATCGACAACTACGTCAAGTCGATACTGGATCTATGCAACGGTGTAGTATGGAATGACGATGCCCAGATCATCTTTCTAGAAGCCCACAAAGAATGGGCTAAGAAGGATGGTTACTTTACTTTAGAGATTAAGGAGATGTCAGATGAATAATGATGATCGTGTTTATGATTTCAACCTGAGTGGTTATATGCAAGGTTATGACGAAGGCAATGGAAGCCCAGAACTGTATATGGGAATTGCAGATCCCAAGGATATGTCCAAGATCTACATTGAGATCACGACTGATGATGATGGTACCATTGGTGGTGTCTTTGACCACAATACTGTTCGTGCCCTGTTGGACAAGTTCGGTCATAACTTCGGAGGATTCTAATTATGAAGTTCACTAAGGCTACGATTGGCAAGAAGGAAACTACTAGAAACCCAACCATCAAGGACTTCAAGATGGTTCAGATCACGCTGACCTTCCCTGTCCTTGCTGACAATATGGATGAAGATACCATCAGTACCTATCTCCAGTGCGCTGCTGATGAGGTTGGCACCGAGACTGATACCTGGGTTAATGTGTGCACCAGTGACGTGACTATGGCTGACCTCAAGAAGTTTGCCAAGGACAACGATGACTGGTACATCTATGATCCCGATGGGTTCGATGACTTCAAGTTGTCTGACTTCGTCAACAAGTAATCAAGGGTAGGGGAAACCCTACCCATCTGGGCGTTTAGCATCTGGGTATGCAATCTTGCTTATAACAAGACTTAGTGGTAGATTGCCGCGAGAGGTGGGTTCGATTCCCTCAACGCCTATTACGCCAAGGTAGACCAACGGCAGAGTCATTGCACTCAAAATGCGAGTAGTGTGGGTTCGAATCCCATCCTTGGTATTAAGGTTTCGTAACTCAGTTGGTAGAGTAGTGGACTTTTAATCCATAAGTCGTGGGTTCAAGTCCCACCGAAACCACCATATTCCTGTAGCTCAACGGATAGAGCATCAGCCTTCTAAGCTGGTGGTTGGTGGTTCGAATCCACCCAGGAATGTTAAAGGAGGATAGCAAGTGAATAATGAATACGATAATGTCACGAAAGATCCGTTTCTTGATGAATACTACAAGATCCTAAATGGATTTGGTCAGCCTGAGATTATCGACAAGATGATCTACGAACGCCACGATCAGCGCAACTGTTCTCCACGTATTCAGGATGCCATCTTGGATGCGGCATGGCAGATCAAGAACAAGTGGATAAAAGAAGAGACACGTGAGTTCGTGCTGCGTATGTCGTGGCACATCCTGCACCTTGAGGAAACACTCAAGCGGAACAACATTGACCACGAACAATACCGTAGTTACTACAGAATGCCAAAGGAAGATTCAAATGAATCGTGAACGCTACATCGAACTTGACCGATCAGGAACAGGACTCACCAAGGAAGAGTGGGAGCAGGGTTGGCATTGGTGCAACGAATGGGATGGAATGCTTGTCGGTCCAAACACCAATGAAGCACTGGTCTGTTCCTGTAGTCATCCTTCCATCGAAGCATGGAAGGAATCGGAAGAGGGCAAAAAGATGCAGAAGGATCTTGACGAGCGATTTGAAAAACTCACCGAGAAAAACTTCTTGATGGAAGACGGCAAGTGAAACCAATTCCAACAGAACCTAGTATTGTTGTATTCAACGGTGGACCAAAGGATGGAACTACCATACCTTACAAGTTTTCCATGTATCCAGAATACAAGGTTGCAAATAACCCATGCTATAGTATTGGAAACTACTATACAGACAGTGATCCACTTCCATTTGAAGACATCAAATGGGTTCGCTATGAACTAAAGAAGGCAGTACGACAAGTCTTTGAACCGCGTAAGCACATGGAAATCAATCCAGAATACGCAAAAGATAAGTATACCGTTACAATCTATCACCTGCATCATGCTGATTTTGCCTACGTCTACCAACTTGAAGGTAGCCAAGACAAACCTATTGTTCCAGAAGAAGCATGGTTCGGTCGGATAACCGAAAAGGAATTGATTGATTCCTTTCAGAACAGCAATGATGATGCTTATCTTGCTTGGATCTATGAAGAAGAAATGAGAAAACAAAATGAAACCAGGATATCAAACGACAGAGTTTTGGGTAAGTCTAGCACCAGTACTGGCATCCCTGACTAACAAGGATGCCGCTAACCAAGAGCTGCTTACAATCTGTGCCGCCTCATTGTGTGGGCTGTACATTCTTTCCCGTACCTATGTGAAGATCAAGGAGAAGCCTAGTGTCAAGAATGTGGAGGGGTGACGAACCCGAGCTTGTTCAGTACATCGATCACATGGGTGATGATGATGCGGTGTGTGATGCAGCCCGAGTCTCTATGGCTAAGGATGCAGACATGTTCACCGTCAATCAGAACCACAGACTGATTGGCTACCTTGCTAAGCACAATCACTGGAGTCCCTTCAGTCATTGTCAGATCAAGTTCAGATTCAAGGCACCGATCTTTGTTGCCCGTCAGTTGCAAAAGCATCAGATTGGCTTTGCATGGAATGAGGTGTCTCGTCGCTATGTCAACGAAGAGCCTGAGTTCTGGATGCCAAACTATCTTCGCAGTAAGGCAGACAACGTCAAGCAAGGCTCTAGTGAGGCTGCACACCCTGCATCCGATCTGTATAAGATCGACATGGACAATGTATACTATGCCACAAACCTGGCATATCAGGCAATGATTGCTGATGGTGTTTGTCCAGAACAGGCACGGGCAGTTCTGCCCCAGTCAATGATGACCGAGTGGATCTGGACTGGCAGTCTGTATGCTTGGGCTAGAATGTATGCCCTGCGTATTGATGCACACGCTCAGCGTGAGGTTCAGTTCTATGCAACCCGAATCGATGAGGAGATGACCAGACTGTTCCCAATCAGTTGGTCTGCACTTAAGGATGTATGACTATTTGGTAGATGCTGCGAAGTTCAATGCCAAGAACATGGATCGAACTCACTTCAGCTTTGTTCTCAGGAAGAATAAGGTTCTTGCGGTTGGTCAGGAACATCGGGGAAAGACTCACCCTCTTGCCCTCAAGTATGGATATAAGTATCCAACCATCCATTCAGAGCTTGATGCCTTCAGGCAATTGCACAAGGCAGACATCCGTGATTCCCTTGTGTTGGTAAACACCAGGATATCTACCACGGGTGTGGTTGGAATGTCCCGTCCATGCAAGTATTGCATAGGATGGGTTACCGAGATCTTCGATGAGATCTGGTACACAAATCAAGAAGGAGTATTGGTGAAGCTATGAGACGGGTAAGAGTTGATATGCATCAGTTGCGTGAGCAGATTGAACTTGTTGATCTATCTGCCGACACCGCTACGGAAACCGAGCAGGAACTATTGGATGGTCTTGCGGGCTTCCTAGATCAGATTCTACACGGAGACATCATCTGTTTCTACAAGGATGTGAATGGAACACCAGAGTGAATCGACAGTTGTTCGTCGTGAACGCTGTCCGAAATGTGCTAGCCAAGGTAACGATAACAGCGGGGATAACCTCGCTGTATATTCTGATGATCATGTCCATTGCTTTAGCTGTGGATACCATAGAGGAGTTAGTGGGTATATGAGTGAACCAGAACCAAGCAAGCTTTCGAATTCCCTGAAGGGTGCATTCTCAGAGTTGCCGCATCGTCGCATTGACGAGAAGACCTGTCGCCAGTATGGCTACATGGTTGCCAACGTCAATGGCAAGGATGTGGAGATTGCAAACTATTACGATCAGGGTGGCGAGCTAGTATCGCAGCATGTCCGTGGTCCTGACAAGCAGTTCATCTGGAAGGGTTCGCCCAAGTCAGTGCAACTGTTCGGTCAGAATCTATGGAAGGTAGGCGGCAAGCGATTGGTCATCACCGAGGGTGAAATCGACTGCATGACTGTATGCCAACTGCTTGGTGGTACATGGCCTGTAGTATCTCTGCCAAACGGAGCACAGTCAGCTGTCAAGGCTATCAAGGATAACCTTGAGTTCGTCTCCTCCTATCAGGAAGTAGTCCTCTGCTTTGACATGGATGATCCTGGTCAGGATGCCGCGAAACTAGTCAGTGAGATCCTACCACCTGGCAAGTGTAAGATCGCCAAGCTTCCGCTCAAGGATGCCAACGACTGTCTGGTCAACAACAACGGCAAGGCTGTTGTGTCTGCCATCTGGGAAGCACAGGTATACTCGCCCGACGAGATCCTGCACATCTCAGCCATCGCTGACTCAGTGGACTTTGTCGCCAGCAAGGTGTATCCATTCCCATTCGACAAGCTCAGTGAGTTCCTCATTGGTCAACGATCAGGTGAGATCACACTGTGGGCTAGCGGTACTGGCTCAGGTAAGTCAACCATCCTTCGGGAGTTGATGCACCACCACCTTGATGAAGGCAGATCAGTAGGTGCCATTATGCTTGAGGAATCTCCTCAGGAAACGATGGACGATATGATCTCGCTGATGATTAACAAGCCAGTCCGTGCTATCCGTGCTGCTCAAATGATGAACGAGCTTCGTATCAAGATGGGTAAGAACCCAATCGACATTGACTTTGTCAACGAGTTCAGTGATGACGAGTATGCTGATGCCAAGCGTAAGCTGTGTCAGACAAACCTGTTCATCTACGATCACCTTGGCAACAACGCAATGCAGAATCTGTTGGCACGAATGGAGTACATGGCAGTCAGCCTCAAGGTTGATGTCATCATCCTAGATCACATCACTGCTGCGGCAGCGGGTTTAATGGGTATGGGTGACAAGGATATCGAAGGTGGCAATAGTGAGCGTCTCATCATCGACACATTGATGAAGGAGTTGCGTTCACTGGCAGTGCGTACTGGTGTCCACGTGGACATTGTATCGCAGCTTAAGAAGACAGACAAGGCATATGAGGAAGGTGACCGAATCACCCTACAGGATCTTCGTGGTTCTGGTGCGCTAGCATCAGTTCCCAATACCGTCATCGCTCTTGAGCGTGACCGTCAGAATCCCGATGCCACTGTGGCTAATACCACAATTGTCCGTGTTCTTAAGAACCGATTGACTGGACGTGCTGGTGTAGCTACCGCACTGTACTATGACAGGTCAAGCGGCAGGTTGAGAGAAGTAGACGTAGCCTTCAATGACGAAGGCTTCCCAGTATTTAACCCCGAGGAGGTCAAATGATTGATGTTATACTGATGGGTACGTTGGCAGTGGCTGGTATTCTGTGGATTATTTCCATGTACTACGCTAACGAGCGAATCAACAAGATTGAAAGATCACTGCAGGAGTGTATTGATACTATGGAGTATCTGGAACCTCACGTTGAAGACGCTAAATTCTACCGAGATCTAGCAGTCAAGGATGTTCGGGAACTCAAGGATATCGTGAATGGTCTGCATCAAGATCTATCAGGTCTTGCAGAAACCGAGAGACGGAAGATGCTGCACACTAAGTACAAGGATATGGCAGCTCGCTATGCACAGCTGTCCAAAGAATATGCTAAGTAGTTTTGAAACTCAGTTCCTATTGTTGCGAGCATCAGCTTGGGATATGTATGCCAGTGCCGCACTATCAATGTCCTTGCATCCTGGTACCACCAGAGACAAGGCAACTCCGCGAACAGCGGAAGAAATCGCAAAGATAGCCGACGAACTGTTGGCAGAAAGAGACAGACGATATGGATTTAATCTCACTGATGATGGTAGCGAACCAGACCCCAGCTAATGTAGGACAGATTGTACAGGTACAACTTGTTGCCTATGCCGATGTTCCTGTTCGTTACTTTGTTTCCGACATCGTGTTTGGTTGGGATCCAACCAAGCTTCGATTCATCGGGGTCAATCACGAAGGGTCACATCCCAGTCTATGGGAAGCTGTCAGTGGTGTAGTCCCTGCCGAGCAGGACTATACGGGATGCTCCGAGGCAAACCCACCCGCTGATGGTGACGGCATGTACTATGGCTATGGTGTACTTGGTGATTACTGGTACATTCAGCAGCCAGTGCAGATCGTTAACTTTGAATTTGAGGTTATCGATAACTTCGGCAGCACCGAGGTATCACTGGTTCCCGCAGTACAGCATGCCTATCTAGCCGAGACAATTGTATATGGCGGCAATGTAGCGGGATCCAGAGTAACTGGTACCCTGACCAATGCAACCATTACTGGTGTTCGTTCAGCAGACTTCAATGCTGATGGCGTGGTTAACGGTGCAGACATGGCTATGATTCTGCAGGATTGGAACGCAACCAACTTCAAGGATAACCCCTATGACCTCAACAACAATGGCGTTGTTGACGGGGGCGATCTCGCTATTCTTCTAGACAACTGGGGATAAAATGCAACTGATAATCGATATCGAATCCAATGCTCTTATGGAGCTAACTCTGGACAGCAAGGGCAAGCCAGTCAAGGAATGCACCAAGGTTCACTGCGTAGTTACCAAGGACATTGCGACTCGTATCGTCCATGTGTGGCACGGTACTGATCTAGGCAAGCCGTTGCTGGACTACCTGTCCAAAGCAACCTTGCTTGTGGGTCACAACATCTACGGCTTTGATCTTGAGTGTCTACGCAGAATGCTAGGTTACAGAGGCAATGCCAAGATCTATGACTCGCTGTTAATCAGCAAGCTTATGTATCCAGACCTACAGAACCACCCACTGGGTGGCAACTCGTTGGCTAACTGGGGTACCTATCTTGGCAATGAGAAGATCAACTATACTGGCACATGGGAAGAGTTGACGATGGAGATGATCGACTACTGCATACAGGATGTGCATGTAGCCCACGACATCTATGACCATCAGCAGAAGTGGCTCAAGGGCAACCCTCAGTATGAGAAGGTTGCCCAACTTGAGCACATGGCTACTGACATCATCAACACGCAGCAGGTCAACGGCTTTAACTTTGATTCACCATCAGGTGAGAAGTTGATCCTTGAGTTGTTGCAGACCAAGGCTCAGATCGAAGATGACATGCGTGTTATCTTTCCTGACAAGGTACACATTCGCTTCTCTGACAAGACAGGCAAGCGTCTCAAGGACAAGATCGAAGTGTTCAACCCTGGGTCACGCAAGCAGATTGCCGAGCGTCTCTTTGAGAAGTACGGTTGGTCTGCACCAGAGACAGAGAACGGCAACCCCAATGTCGATGCTTCTGTACTGGGTGACTTAGATTTCCCCGAGGCTAAGAAGCTTGTGGAATATTTCGATGTCATCAAGCTAATGGGTCAGGTAGAGGATTGGTATACCAGAGCTACCAACAGTAGGGACGGCAAGGTTCACGGCTTCGTCAATGTACAAGGTGCATCGACTGGTCGTTGTACCCACAGCCAACCCAATCTGGCACAGGTATCTGGTGACCACAGGGCAAGAGCGTTGTGGATCCCCCATCAGGGGGATGTGTTGCTTGGCTCAGATCTCAGCGGTCTAGAGCTAAGAATGCTGGCACACTATATGCACTCCTATGACGGTGGTGCATATGCTGATGTCATTCTCAACGGTGACATCCACACTCACAACCAAGAGAAGGCGGGTCTACCTACCCGCAACAACGCCAAGACATTCATCTACGGCTTCTTGTATGGAGCTGGCGATGCTAAGGTAGGCAAGATTGTCAACGGCACAGCCAAGCAAGGTTCAGCCCTCAAGGAGAAGTTCCTTAAGGAGCTACCCGCATTGGCTAAGGTAAAGCAGTGGGTAGAGTTCCAAGTAGCCAAGACATCCACAGTAGAACTAGTAGATGGACGCAAGGCTCCAGTACGCAGCAAGCATGCCGCACTTAATACCCTGCTACAGGGCAGCGGTGCAGTAGTCAGCAAGTACTGGATGATCCTAGCCAACAGGAATTTAACCAAGGCTTTTGGTCACAACAAGGTGAAGCAGCTTGCCTATGTGCATGACGAGCTTCAGTTCTCCGTTCACCCAAGCATTGCCGAGGCTGCGGGTAAGATCATAACTGATTCGGCAATAGAGGCAGGGACGCGACTTGGAATCAAAATGCCCATTAATGCGGAGTTTAAAATTGGAAGAGACTGGTCGGAGACTCACTAAGTACACCTGTTACATCGGGTGTTACGACTTCAGGACAATCCAAGGCAAGTGGAATGGAAGATGGATGCGGTTGACTGGGTTCAGTAATGTGACCCATGTCGGACCAATCATTGAGGTACCTAACGTTGGATCAATTGCCATCACGGTATGTGCTGGCTCTTGGTACAATGACAGAAGACTCAGTGTGGCTAAGGTTCACAAGGAGGAAGTCCTTGAGAAGATGGGTGCCGTGCTGATTGAGAAGATTCCCGTTGGTCAGATCTCGTTGGATCTCTCCGAGGTAATCAATGACGCAAGTAAGTATACGGACATGAGTGCCTGGGATTTGATCTTCCACCATTTTGTTGGCAGATTCCTAGGATTGACAAGACCACGAACCTGCACATCGTATGTGTGCGGTTTGTTTAAACTGCCAGAGATCTGGCATCCAGCAAAACTATATAGGTTATACAGATGATCACGATTTTACTGGCAGGACAGGCGCGTGTAGGCAAGACAACTGCTGCTACCTACATTGCTAGCTATGCGAAGAAGCAGGAATACAGACCAATCATTCTACCCTTTGCCCAGTCCATCAAAGATGCGGCTGCGGCTGCGGGCTTCAGTAAGGAAACCAATCCTGAAGAGTATCGCAAGTATTGTCAAGCAGAGGGAGAGGGTAGGCGTAAGGAGAATCCAGACCACTGGATCAATCTATTCAAGGAGAAGTGGCTTGAACTACGAAAGAAAGACGAACAGGAATCACAATCAACGGACAAGATCTGGAAGGAAACTGTCGTTATTGTTGATGACTGTCGGTATCTTAATGAACTTAACTTTGGCAAGTCAATTGGTGCCAAGACCATACTCATCAGCAAGGGTAGCAGAACCTTGGCAGAAGCCAACGCCGACTGGCGCAAGCATGAGTCCGAGGATATGGCAAACCAATATGAACTAGGCAACAAGGACTATCAAGACATCTTTGAGTTCGTCGTTAAGAACGAAGGAACCAAGGAAGACTTTCAGCACAAGCTCAAGGATAGACTGCCACTTTGGCTGGATGCTACTCCGTTCTCTTATGTAGAGTGCGACTGTGCTGGTTGCAAGAAGATGAAGAGAGACGAGAAGATAACCCTAGAGGAATTCTTTAAGGATCTGTTCGGAGAAGAGGAAGAGGATGACTGAAACTGCCATACTTGATGGAGATATCCTTGCCTATAGAGCTGCCTTTTGGGCAGACACTGAGGGTGGGGACTGGTTGGAAAGCAGAATACACGATGACGTAAAGCGGTGGACACCTCCTGGTATTAATAAGGTTGTCATTGCGCTATCCTGCAGACGGGATGAGAACTTCCGTAGGGATTATCTACCTAGCTATAAGATGCATAGGACGGATAGACCCACACCAGACAATCTCCCAGATGCTCTGGGTATCCTGATCAGTGACTATGTTACTGTCAAGGTACCCAGACTGGAGGCAGATGACCTGATGGGTATTGAGAAGTCAGCCCTCAGGGCGGTATGCGTAACCATTGACAAGGATCTACAACAAGTTCCTGGTTATTGGTGGCTACCACCTGTTGATCCAGACTCCCCTGTGGGAGAAATCCAATACACGACAGTCGAGCAAGCCAACTGGTGGTTCCACCGCCAATGGATTACAGGCGACTCGACTGACAATGTGGCAGGAATCTGGAAGATGGGACCAAAAAAGGCAGAGGCTCTGCTTAACGAAACCCTAACGAAGAATCACACCGCCTTGTGTCTGGCGTTATATGAGACACGAAAGAACAGAGAAGGACAAGCGTACACCTACGAAGATGCCATGTCTATGGCTAGAGCCGTGCGGATCCTACGGGATGGGGAAGATACCCACCCTTGGGAACCGCTAAGCGACGAGTAGGAGACGTATTGAAGAGGAACAAGAAAAATGGAAAACAAGAACGAATTTCTTACAAATACAATGACCGTTTCCAACCCAAGCACCATTGTAGCCAACAGCTACAGCTATGATTTTCCTAATCTAATTAAGATCAGGGCAAGCAAGCATGGAGTTCCTAAGAAAGCTAGCAAGGGTTCTGCTGGGTTTGACCTAAGAGCAGACATCATAAACAATATTACAATAAACCCAGGAGAAACTAGCCTAGTATCTACAGGTACTAGTCTGGAACTTCCTGATGGGGTGTGTGCATTCGTGATGCCACGCTCAGGTCTAGCTCTTAAGAGAGGCATCACAGTTCCCAACAGTCCAGGTCTTATTGACTCTGACTATAGAGGTGACATCTGTGTCATCCTTAGGAACGAAGGAACCGAGCCATTTACGATTGAAGACGGTGATCGTATTGCTCAACTACTGATTGTATCATTCATCACACCGTCATTCATTTCAGTCGATGAACTTGGTCATTCCTCCAGAGGAGTCAATGGCTTTGGATCGACAGGTCTAGGATAAGCATGAATACGTTTGAGAACTTTATTGCTCTGAGTCGATACTCAAGATGGATCGAAGCAGAGAATCGTCGTGAAACTTGGCAGGAAACCGTGGATCGTTGGTGGAACTATTTCTCCACCAAGGAACCCGCACTGCTAGAGAGACCCGACATCAAGGAGGCTGTCCTTAATCGGGAGGTCTTCCCAAGTATGCGAGCATTGATGACTGCAGGTCCAGCTTTGGATCGTGATCACACTGCTCTGTATAACTGTAGCTATCTTGAGATTGATTCGGTTGAATCATTTGCCGAACTACAGTACATCTTGATGTGTGGTACTGGTGTTGGTTATTCTGTGGAGAGACGCTGCGTAGACAAGCTACCAGTTGTTCCATCCTCAATCCACCGCACCGACACCGTCAAGATCATCGTACCAGATTCCCGTGAGGGTTGGTGCGATTCACTTAAGAATCTATTGGTTGACCTATATGGTGGCATCCATCCCACTTGGGATATGTCACAGGTCAGACCAGCAGGTGCAAGACTTAAGACATTCGGAGGCAGAGCTAGCGGACCTGGTCCACTAGAGGCTGTCTTCAAGTTTATTGTCAACACATTCTACAAGGCTAGAGGTCGCAGACTTACTACCCTAGAGTGTCACGACATCTGCTGTGTCATTGCTCAGTCAGTCATTGTTGGTGGTGTTCGTCGCTCAGCGATGATCTCCCTCAGTGATCTTGACGATCAGTCTATGGCTACAGCTAAGTCAGGTAACTGGTGGGAGAATCACTCCTATCGTGCCCTTGCCAATAACTCTGCGGTCTATACCGAGAAGCCAAGCATGGGCAAGTTCCTGCAGGAGTGGACATCACTTTATAATTCCTTCAGTGGAGAGCGTGGTATCCTCAATAGACAGGCACTTGAGTCTGTATGTAATCGATCAGCACGACCCATCCCAGATGGTTGTGCCTTGGGTACCAACCCATGCTCAGAGATCATCCTACGTCCTCTTGAGTTCTGCAATCTATCAACCATCGTCATTCGTGAACACGATAGCAAGATGGACATTAGACGCAAGCTTGAGATGGCTACGATCCTTGGTACTGTGCAGTCCAAGTTCACCTACTTTCCTTATCTCCGCAAGGAATGGAAGGAAAACTGTGAGCAGGAGAGACTGCTTGGTGTAAGCATGACTGGTATCTTCGACAACTCGTTCACATGTGGACGCAAGTCTCCATATGAATTGATCCAGTTCCTACAGGATCTTCGGGCTGTGGCTCAGGAAGTCAATACCCGATGGGCTGCAAAGATTGACACCGAACCATCTACATCAATCACATGTGTCAAGCCAGAGGGAACCACCAGCTGTCTAGCTGGCTGTGCCTCAGGTCTACACCCCCAGTATGCACCATACTATATCCGTCGAGTTCGTCTCGACAAGAAGGATCCCCTGTACCATCTTATGAAGGATCAGGGAGTTCCTGTTGAGGACTGCGTTATGAATCCAGATTCTACCGCTGTGTTCTCATTCCCAATGATGGCACCGCTAGGTGCTAAGACTACTCAGGATCTAGATGCAGAGACGCATCTCATCCTGTGGAGAATATACGCTGATTACTACTGCGAGCACAAGCCCTCAGTGACAATCAACTATACAGACGCAGAGTTCTTGCGTCTTGGCGCGACCGTATTTGAGCAGTTCGATAGCATCTCAGGTGTTTCGTTCTTGCCCAAGGCAGAGCATACCTACCAGCAAGCACCCTTTGAGGAGATCACAGAAGAGCAGTATCTTCAGTTCCCAAAGGTAGACGTAGACTTCAGTATGCTTCGTTTCTATGAAGCAGAAGACACAACCAAGGCGGCACATGAGCCAGCCTGTACAGCAGGAGGTTGCACAATCGTATGAAAGACATTATCGAACCAACACTACAGGTAAAGCTAGACAAGGGTCTTCCCTTGACTGGTCCAGAGTTTGGACGTTTGGCAAGACAACTTGCCACCTGTGTAAAAGAACTAGAAAGAGAAATCAATGAACTCAAAGTATCCGTATCTAGATCCAGACTGGATCCCGATAATGAAGGAATGGGTTCAGCAACCAAGCTACGACCCAAATCAAACCAGTGAGTTACTGGCTAGGCAGTTGGCTCATTTAGCTGGGAAGCTGGACGTTATCTCCAAGTTAGAGAACATAATCAGACTACAGGAGAAGGCTAATGGACAGAACCCAGGCTAGTAACTATGCGGCAATTGCCAAGATTCGCAATCGGCAGTTCAAAGAAGAACAGCTTGGAAGTCTTGGTACCTTCTACCGCGATACCGCCGCAGGGTATCAGAAGAAACTGCAGGAATCCGCTAAGGAGATGCAGAAGTGGAAGGACATTTGGGACAACAGATTCGCTAGGGCAGAAGAGCAATACCTCTCTGCCTATAGAGACGCTGTTTACAAAGACAAGTTTCAGAACAAGAACATCGAACTTCGCAAGCAACAGGCCATGACAGGATCCAATGATCCACTGATGGCTGAGTGGGATGCATTCCAAGCAGCCAAGACCGTCGAGGATATGGAACGTTTGTACGGTACTAAGTACAGACCAAACGTGGCCAACACTGGTATGCTTGCCTATGCCAAGGATTCCGCATACAACCAAGGACAAACCGTTGTACTTGGCAGAATCCTAGATGCAACAGGAAAGCGAAAGTCATACGAAGATATCATCAAAGGTGATACCTCTGCGCGTGGCAATCGCTTCCTGTTGGCGCAGGAGGCGGATCAGATGATGAGGAATCAGTTCGACTATGACGATATTAATCAGACATATACTTCATACCAATCACGATTTGACGCAGAGCAAGCTGCCCTAGCAAAGAGAAACGAAGAAGCCAGAGCTAGATTCCTAGAAGAAAAGAATCAAGCACTCATGGCTGCGGAAGCTTCCGCTTATCGTGGGGCATCATACACAGAGAAACCACTATAAGGAGAACCTATGGGCGGTACACCAAATATTGACGGTGGCATGTCATATACAGAAAGACAACAACTCCTCAAGGAAGAAAGAGAATTCCAAGCGGAGCAAGAAGCAAACAGAAGAGCGCAAGCTCTTGAAGATGAGCGTAGGCGTGAAGAGGAAGCCCGTGCAGAACGGGAACGCTTGGCTCAGGAAGAGGCAAACAGAATTGCCGAGATCAATCAGGCTGAGGAAGCCGTGATTGAGGAATCAAAAGCAACCGAAAAGAAGTCCGATCTCAAGAAGGTTTCATTCTATGAAGCCTTGGGTAAGGGCGTTAGTTCGGAGAAGCCGCTGTGATTCTACAAGAACGATATCGCATCCTAGATGGCAACCGTACAAGTAAGCTAGATAGAGCGCGGTACTGTTCAATGCTGACCATACCAACCATTCTTCCTCCCGAATCTTGGGATGAAGGACGGGCTTTGCCACAACCATACAGCAGTGTAGCTAGCCGTGGAGTAACATCCTTGGCTAGCAGAATGCTTAGTGCGTTGATCCCCCTGAATGATGCACCGTTCTTCAGGTTCGCCCTGAAGGATGGATCCTTTGCACCACAAGAGGTTGATTCGTATCTAGAGACAGTGGCATATCAGGTATACCGTAAGATGGTTTCGACCAACCTACGCGAATCAGTATATCAGGCACTGCAGAATCTAATCATCACAGGCGATGTCCTGATGATGATGGATGACAACTACTTCTATACCAACTATCGGTTGGATCAGTACGTTGTCCAAAGAAACATCATGGGTGAGGTCATCGAGGTGATTCACCTAGAGTACGAGGTAGTCGATCCCGATGACGTTCGTTACGATCAGTCATCCATCGAATACCGTCAGGGGTACTGCACATACTATTGTCAGTACATTAAGGATGATGAAGGTCACTGGTACTACCGAAAGGAACATGCCAACGGTGATCTCCACAGTGATGGTGTGTACATTGTACCGCCATTTGCAATCCTACGTTGGTTCTCTATCCCTGGAGAGAACTATGGTAGATCACATTGCGAGGATATCCTTGGAGACCTTAGGTCTCTGGAGTCCTACACCAAGTCACAGATCGAAGGTCTTGCTGCTTCAAGTTCCTTCTGGATTGCCATTGATCCCAATGGTGTGACCGAGATAGATGACATTGCAACTCAGAGAAACGGTGCATTCGTTGCCGCACGGCAGCAGGATGTCTTCACCATTTCTCCAGCTGCAACAATGAATCCACAGATTCAAGCAGCATCAGCGGCTGTCGAGAACATGAGACGGGAGATTGGTCAGGCATTCCTAATGACTGGTCAGGCTATACCATCAGGTGATCGCGTTACCGCTACGGCTGTGAGAATGATTGGTTCGGAACTAGAGACTGTTCTAGGTGGTGCCTTTAGCTCCATTGCAAGAACACTTATGGAACCAATCGTAAAGAGATGCATCGTACAGATGCTCAATGATGGATTGCTTGAAGAAGGTCTAGAGGAACAGTTCTTCTCAGAAGATGGTACCTTGGATCTCCACATCATCACTGGTCTACAGGCACTGAGTCGTGACTCAGATCTACAGAAGCTAATGCAATTGGGTGAGATGGTTCGCAACCTACCACCCGAAGCTGTATCTACATTCAGATGGGATGCCTATGCTTCCCAGCTAATCACTTCTCTTGGCTTCGATCCACGTCAGTGGGTACGCAGCGAGGAAGAGGTACGCGAGATGCAGCTCCAGCAACAGGCTCAGAAGGCTCAGCAAGCGACCGCCCAGACCACCGCAGGGGCAATCGGCTCCAGCATGGCTCAGGCAGCGGGCAACGCCGCTACGACTGCCCTGCAGTCACCTGCCGTACAGGCACAGGCTCAGCAAGCACTACAGGGTGTTGACCTACAGGCAATGATGGGAGGAATGCAATGACATTCAGAGCATCAGCCGCCAGTAATCCAGCCCTGAAGAATGTTCAGTATGTTGAGTTCTATATCAGTGGAACAGAAACAACTTTGGTTGTAAACAAAAGCCAGATGGTTGGTAGATATACTACTTTGACTAATGCACGGGAAGCACTTGAGGGAATCCTGATTAAGAATGGCGCAAACTTACTTGCTTCCAGCAGATTAACAGATCTTAATAAGAACTTGATCTATTTGGATTCAACGTTTGTATTGACTCCGTCTTCACTGCCAAACTGGGTAGATAATAACCTCAGTATAGAAGATGGACTCTTAAACTACGTGGGAGCACAGCAAAGATTACAATCATGCACTGCTCCTGTTTTGTTGACATTTACTTCTTCAAATCCCTTGGTTGATCTCTATGCAAAACAAAGTGTAGCAGTTGTTCCAACTAATTCTAGTATATCACCAGATCAAGATGGATATACCAAAGTAAATGGAACAATTCCATTCCTAGTCGATGTTGGTTTCTTTGTAAGACTAAAGGGAAAATACCTTGGTAGTCTTACTGGAACGCCAGGATCTACTACACTAGCAACCTCAACAATAACAGTAACTAACAAAACAACAAACACATTGTTGGATACCTTTGTTATTACGGTTTCAGAATTCAACACACCATAACAATGCCTTTACTTATTTATAATCCTGCGGTACATGATACCGCAAATGTTGCAATAGAAAACGCTACTGGTTATTCAGTGTGGGGAGCTTGCTGGGATTCAACTGGAATAACTTCTACAAGTCGTTCAATTGTTCCAATGATACGAATGATTGAATCAACCAATAGAAGAAGAACGCTAGATAACACAAACCTACCAACGCTGGCAACTGGAATTCAAGATTCCTTTGCCGCACTAAGAGCACAGCCAAGTAGTCGGCGCGTTTTATTTCCCAACTATCTACAAGACGATGGTATTGGTGGAAGAGATTTAGATAACTTTACAAACTACAGAAATAATGTAGAGACTAAAGTACAGATAGGTGCTACTAACTGGGACTCTCCGTTTCAGTTTTCAGCTACCTCCACCAACACACAGACTTCAGAAGCTGCTGCTTATTGGGCAGCGTATTTAAATGGGGTAGAGCAAAACAACGCACACTTTGTAGACATCATAGATGACTATGAGAGTCATGCTGCATGGAGTCTAGGTGGAAACCGTTTAACTGGTGGTACCCTAGCAGCGTGGGAAGCTCCAGGAGATGCACGTCTTATTGAAGCAGTTGTTACAGACTCACGGTTTACAGATACGTTTACACACGGTGATATGCTTAGAGGTAAAAGTTGGGCAAACATCGTTCAAGAAACTTTCCTAAGCCTAACAGGAACAACCGCAACACACACAACAATCATGGCAGATTGGTTTGGTCGTGTTTCTCCAATTAACTTCATGCTTCCTTGGGGTGTACCCAACAATTACTATGCCTTTGAAAAGGCACTAAGACAGGTATCTGAAGTTCACCGAGTAGAAAGAATTTTTAAACCAGTGCTAACCAAGCCTTGGTTTACAGGTACTTACTCTAACTACGATACCTACAATAACACACACTCAGAGTGGAAGTTTCTAAGAAACGAAAACACTCACTATGGTCTTCTTGGTGGATTGTTGCACACATCTCCAAAGGTTGTTCCTTGTCCCGTTCTATACGGAGCCATCGATCAAGCTGCAAACTGGGGTTTTAAATCCTCACCAGTTTCGGAAATGGATTTCTTCCAACTACAAGCCCCAGGAGCTGGCGTTACCGCTTATGCAAACCTAGCCTATCAGGGCTTTGTAATGGATATGCAAAGTCTTCGTTCTGTCATTCGGGCTAATGTCGGCAGACCATTCAAGGTCTACGTCAGAAACCCAGCAGACACAACAGACAACGTCAGATATCATATTGATCAACGCTATTGGAAGGAAATGATATTTCATGCCGCACTGAGTGGCTGTAATCCATTTGCCTATTTCCAAGGAGAGTTCAACTCCACGCAACCACTACATGATTGCTTACATGAACTAAGAGCACTAAGTAAAAACGGAACATTCAAAGCATGTTCCAATACTACAGCGGATCATACCACTGCCAGTGATCTTGTTCCCCTCAAGGAAGTACATGAAAAGGGTTTTGTTAGTGGCGGAAGAATCTGTAGCGGATCCTTGTTAGGATCCAAGATGTGGAGAGTTACCGTACCGCCACAGATAATTGGTGGTACAGGAGGAACCAGCGTAAATATTACAGCTGGCTCTACTACAGAAACAATAACTGTCTCCAGTACATCAAGAGGTTTTTGGTACCTCTCAGACAGCAGACCAATAATTAATTCAATCTCAGGAATTTAAAATGTCAGACACACAAGAACCAACGACTCCACCACAGGTGGAACAATCTGCGGTTACAACGGATCCCGTCATTGCCCGCGAAGCGCAGGCTTTCGAGACTTATGTAAACGCAAATAGTGTACCAGTACCCGACAACTTCAAGTCAGTCGGTGATTGGTTCAATGCACTTAAGTCCGCGCAAGGTGAGTACACCAAGGCACGACAGGAAATTTCAAATCTAAAGAAGCAGATCCCGCAACAACCAGTTGTCGAGAAGCCAGCTCAGGAGCAACCTGTGGAACCCCCAGTTCCAAAGATTCCAGAGGAACTGCGTATTCCCGACAAGCCAGTAGTTACGGAGACACCCGCTTCGCAAGCAGCAAAGGTACTTACTCAGGAAGAGTGGTCCAAGTATTCGACCGAGTTCACCGTTAACGGCAATCTATCAGACGATTCTCGTAAGGCGATCAAGGAACGACTAGGCGTACCAGACTTCGTGATTGATGACTTTATGCAGGGACAGAAGGCTCGCTTGCAGAATGCCTATGCAGAAGCAGCCAATAGAGTAGGTGGCAAGGATACTCTTGCCCGCGTATTCGATTGGGCTAGTAAGAACTTGACTCCTCAGGAGCAAGCTACGGTCAACGCTTCGCTGGCAACACCTTCTTGGGAGGTAACACTATTGGGTCTGAAGACCAAGTATGAGTCTTCATTGGCTACCAAAGTTACCGCAAATGAACCAGTCAAGACAGGAAAGACCGTAGGTCAGGGTACCGCAAACACAATTAATACCCTACCATATGGAAGCAAGGCTGAGTTCTACACAGAGCGTTCGGATCCACGCTTCAAGAATGATCCAAAATTTAGACAAGCCGTAGAGTTACGGATGTCTAGAACAAACTTCAATAATCTAAGATAAAGGAAAATAAATTATGGCAACAGTAGGCGATCTAGCAGCAAGTGATCTAGTTTATAGAACAGATGTAGCAGCGGGTCTTTCAGGTCCACTCGCAGGTGCAAACAAGCTTTGGCTTAGCATCTGGAGCGGCGAAACCATTCACGCATACGACGAGTACAACATGTTTGAGTCACTCGTTGAGTCTCGCGTAATCAGCAATGGCGTTTCAATGGAGTTCCCAGTAACTGGTACCATTGCACTAAAGGCTGCATGGGAAGCTGGTCAGGAACTCGTCGGTAGTTCCACAGATTCGGCATCAACCACCTTTGCCGTCAAGCTTGACAAGCGTCCAATCGCAGCTCACTTCGAAATCGACAACGTCGATCTCATGCAGACCCAGTGGGAGTTCCGTTCAGAACTCGCACGTCAGGCTGGTCTAACCCTTGCTAATGCACGCGACAAGCAGATTGCTGCTTATATCGCCCGTGCTGCAATGGAGCCAACCCTAACTAGCGATCCTCGTGCACTTCCAGCTGGTCCAGTATTCCTCTCACCAAACTTTGATGATCTTGGTGCGACTATCAACGCAGCCGCAAGCCAGACTGCAAGAGCTACAGCTGCTCTTGAGGCACTCAAGGCTTGTGAGGATTTCGTTGTATACCTCCAGACCATCAACGCTCCAACCGATGGCGTTTACCTCGCCGTCACCCCACGCGCATTCCAGGACATCCGTGCTCTTGGTGTTGCAAATACTCTAGCTTCTGCTCAGAATATGCAGCCAATGTTCGGCGGCGTTGCTCAAGCTGGTGGTCTTGGTGCGGCTCTTACCCAGGGTCTCAACAACCTCACCGACACTCTTCAGTACATGGGTGTTACCATCATCAAGAGCAATCACCTTCCAGTATCCAACTTTAGCGGCATTGGTGAAGCCCGTTACAACCTCACCTTTGGTAATGCTGGTATCGTTGGTCTCATCTTCCAGAAGAGTTGCGTAGCTTCTCTCAAGCTTCAGGGTCTAAAGGTAGATACCGTTGATGACGTTCGTCGCAACACCACCTTCACTGTTGCAAGCATGATGGCTGGTACTGGCGTTCTTCGTCCAGAGTGTGCAGCTGTTCTTGTCGGTCCAACCGCATCGAACACTGGCGCATTCGTAGATGGTACTGGTAAGCTCTTTAGCGATGCTAGCAACGTTGTAACTCAATGCGACGCGGCAAATACTGGTGGTTCCGAGGCTCTTCAGGCTCGTAAGGAACTTCGTGCCCTCACTGGCATGACCGCAGAGTTCGTAGTAACCGCAGGCACTGGCTTCCCATACGTCTAAATAAACTAGACTTGGGAATCGTAATTCTTTGCATTAGTTTTACAAAGACTTTAGCCAGAAGGGTTGCGGTGATCAGAAATCTCCTCCATGTGCCCCAGCATATGGTTGTATACGCCCATTCCCCCTTAAGTGGGGGAGTGGGTTTTTCATTTATCCCCAACAGAAAGGAATCATCTATGGGATATTTATCAAAGCTAGACGCAGTTAACATGATGATGCTTAGTGCAGGGGAAAGCTTGGTTGCCGACCTTGAGGAAGCATCAGGCATTGATACTGGTATTGCAGAGTTTCTGCTAGACCAGCACAGCCTTGAGCATCAGCTCCGAGGTATCGCAGAAAACAAATTCACCAAGAAGATTGAACCAGACGAAAATGGACACATTCTTCTTGGCTATCCAAACAATGACTATGAGGGTGTCCTTGAGGCATCCTTGCAATCTGTCCACTATAATGAGGATCGTATTCTCATCAAGGCAAGAGCGACAGAAACCAATCCACCCCGTCTATACAACATGACGGATGAGACTGATGTGTGGGTTGATACCGAAGAGTATTGGGTAAGCATTACTGCTTTGCTCAAGTGGGAGAAACTAGATACCACAACTCAACGTGCAATCCTTGCCAGTGCAATGCGTCGATACCAGATGCTGACACAGGGTGACAGAATCACCGATCAGTTGTTGGCACAGGAAGAGCAGCTCAGTAAGATCAAAGCCAAGGCAAACGACATCTCCGACAAGCGGAGAAACCTATTGGCTAATTCCGATGCCGCTACTCGTTATCCCTACGGATGGAATAGACGGTACTGGAATGGAGGCTTCTGATGGCAGAGCCAAGAATCATCCCCATCTACACACTTAGTGGTGGTGTATCACGACAGCCCGCATCAAAGAGAACCCCATACCAAGCTGAGAACCTAGACAACTGCATGGTTTCCTTGGAGAGATCGGTCGAGAAGAGACCTGGATTCTCCATGCTTAGTGGAACCAGCACATATGATCTATCGTTTCTACCAAGCACCGCAGATCCACACTTTACTTGGTACCAACTAGATAGAAACAACCGATATCTTATTATTGTGGATCGAAATGCAACCAGCGCAGCTAGTAAGCTGATCTATGCCCTACAGGTAACAGAGACTGGTTGGATCAATAAGACATCAGACACACAATGGGATCCCGATGATCCATCTTTGGCTTGGGATGGTATCACACCCTCCTCTATTCCAGTAGATGACGTTAGATTCCCAATCTTTGACCTTGCTACCCTCAGTGGTGGCGGCACAACTCACGAAAGATATACCCAACTACTTAGTCAGGGTACCGTGGATGCTGCATCAAGAGAGTACATGACCTTTGGTACTGGTAAGACTAGAGAAGTTCTCAAGTCTTTGCAGCTTGGTACCAACACCTTGTACCTGAATACCAAGGTATACGCTGGCTTTACCAGCGGAACCAACGGCAAGACAATCAATCTAAACGGTACAGAAACAGATATTGATGACCCCCATGGCAGTAAGGTAACCTACTTTACTAGCCTTCGGGTCATTAAGACTTTGGATGGTCGCCTATATCCCTCTACTCACGTTCTTCGTGAGGGTGAGGAACTAGACCCAAACTTCCCAGCGCAGTTCATTCCCGTAGAGGACTATGTCTACGGAGATTTTGAGAAGCCTTGGCTGGGTCAATCAGTTAGAAACTTTGGAGAACTTCGGTTCCCACCAGACAACAATGACTTCATTGTTCTCAACTCCAATCTGGACACAGATCCAGATGATACAACCGCAAGGGATATGTTGAGAACTTTCTACGATCCTTTGACCCAGTATCCCGATGTGTTGGATGGTCGTGGTAAGATCTATTTCTGCGACGCACCATACCTATCTTTGGATGCTGGATACTACAGGATTGTTTCTATTCCAGAAGGAAACGAGATAACCGTAGATACAGTTCTAGTAACGGGTACAGGTAAACCCTATACCCAGAAGGTAAGAACACCAGACATCTGTTCGGTCATTGACAAGCGTAGAATGCCACAGAGATTGACCCTAGTTAACGGTACATTCCGTCTAGAGCCAATCAATTGGTCGGCTAGAACAGTTGGTGATAGAACAACCAACCCAGGTCCATCGCCATTCCTAACGGAAAGTGGCGAAGCCAGACACGTTCAGCTTACATCCTTGGCAAACTTCAGAGACAGACTATTCTTCTCATCAGGAGATGTTGTATTCTCCTCTCAGATGGGAGTCCTAGAGGATCTTTGGATCAAGGATCCCTCCAATGTAACCGTATCCGATCCAATCGATGTCCGTGCCGCCAGCAATAACTATGCTGAGATCACGGCTATGATTCCGTTCGACATGTATCTGTTCATCAATACCAAGGGTGGCGTACAGTTCGAACTTAAGGGAGACAACAACTTGATTTCTCCGCTAACAGCAGAGATCTCAAGTACGACTTTCTACTCTACGGCAGATCTAGTTGACCCACTAACTTTGGGTAGCCAGATCTATTTCTTCGATAAGCAGAGGTTGTACATCTATCTCAATCAGGAAAGCCGAGAGTTTAACACAGCGGTTGAATTGTCAAATACAGTTCGCGGCTATCTACCAACCAATTATCAGGATGTGACTACTGCGGTCTCGCAGAACTACCTGATAGCGGTAGACGAAGACAATAAGAACAAGCTGTATATGTATTGCAATCGGTTTGATGGTAATCAACTGATTCAATCAGCATTCTGGCGATATAACCTAAACGATATTGACAGCGTGTTTGGTATCAAGGTATGGGATAACTATCTGTATGCCGTTGTAAAGCGTGAATCAGAATCCTCTAGTGCTTGGTATGTTATGAACAACCTACTGGATCAAGAGGATGTATCTATTCCACGTCTTGACAACAGAACGTTGTTGACGATTACCAACCTAAACACAACAGCCAGAGCAGTAGAAACAACCATCAGCGTTCCATACATCCTTGATGAACAGGATTGCTACGTTGTTCTATCTGAAGACTTTGGTGCGGATCTTGAGTATTCAGTCTTTGCCGCGAGCAATGCACAGATCTCAGGATCAACTACTTCAGTTACTTTCTCAGGTATTGACCTGACAGAGCATCTTGGTAAGCGGGTCTATGTAGGAAACACCTATAGGATGTTGATTGAATTGTCTCCACAATTCCTAAGGGGACAGGACAGCAACATTGTCGAGGGTTCGTTGAACCTTAAGACCTTGCAACTAAGACACAATAAGACAGGAACCTATAGAGTCGAGGTAACTCGCCGTGGTAGGACAAACAAACTGGTCTCCGAGTTTTCGGCTACCAATCTTGAAAATACCAATAACATCCAAGAGGATGGAATCTTTATTGCAAAGGTATTTGGCTTAAGCGATACAACCAAGGTTGAGATCATTAATGACAAACTATCTCCTTGCAATATTACTCAGATGGAATTCAAGAGCATCTTCAACAAGAACAATTCTTCATTGAGATAAATATGGCAACAAATCAAACGACAGTTACACTATCAACTGAGGCTACCATCGCCTTTAGTGGTCCTGATTTAGTTCCAATCTCCTATGCTCCACTCACAATGGTGGGTGGTGTTGATCAGCAGGAGCAGTTGCTTCTGTTCCGCAGCGAAATCGATACGGTATCAGGTTTAGATCTGTCACCCCGAGAGTACCGCGACATGGGTCAACTGGCTAGCGATTGGCTAACACTGGATGAAATCAACAGAACAATCACAGCAATCACAATTCCCCCAGGTACCACCTTCACAAGAGATGACGGAAGCGTTATCTCTCTACCAGCATTACTGGCTGGAGAAGCCATTACGGTCAAGCGCGTAAACATCGTCGCTGAACCATATGTAACGTGGACTACTGGTTCGCGCATCACTGCAGACCAACTCAATCTACAGACATCACACCTACTGGGTCTTATCCAAGAGGTAAAGAACACGGCAGACAATGCCATTCTTCGTACTGACTTTGATGCGGTTGTAAACCCATTGGTCGAAGACCTAAGTGCAGGTGGGTTTGTCATCACAAACCTAGCTGAACCAACAAACGACGAAGACGCAGCGACCAAGGTATATGTAGATGATCTAGTAGACGATACCGTTACCTCTCAACTAGGAGCAGCTAACGGTATTGCAACTTTGGATTCATCTGGCAAACTACCAGCATCACAGGCACCTGGTCCTCTAGGTCTATTACCAAGCTCCTTCTTTGCACAAGCAGCCTCTCCAACAAGAGGTACTGTGGGTGATGGGTTGTTTGGCTGGGGATCCCTTTGGTTTAACCTAACTAATGGTAGGTTATATGTCTACATTCCAGACGATAAGTTTGGAGCAGCAACAGAAGCAACGGATGCTGAGATCGGCTATTGGGTCGATGTCTCTGCTCCTGCACAATAAGGTAACTCATGGCTATTAACTTCCCAAACGCTCCAGCCGATGGAGCAATCCACACAGAAGGAACAGTTCAGTGGCAGTTCAGCTCATCTAACAAGAGCTGGACAATGATTACCACTGGCGATCCTGGCATCGACAATGCCACAAACAATGACAATGTACTTGTTGGCTTGAATAGAATTACCGTTGGACCTGACAGTTTCAACGTACAGGTTCCAGCCACAGGTCTTACATTCGATCCTGCTTTGCGTCTTCTCAAGGTAAACGCAAACGCATCACAATTAAACAATCTCCTTGAAATCAGAACCAGTGCAGATGCTCTATTGAATGCCTTTAATCAAAGAGGTGTTCTACAGAATGCTGGTCGTGTATTCTTCACGGATACCACGCCAACCGTAAACGCGGCAGACACTGGACAGCTGTGGTTCGATACCACGGTAGGCGCAACCTCGCTAAAGGTATGGAATGGTTCCGCATGGGTTAGCTCTGGTGGTGGTGTAGATCTTACATCCAACCAAGTTATCTCTGGAGCCAAGACCTTCAGCAACAACATCTCCCTTAGCAGCACCGCCAAGCTATCTGGCAGCGGTGTAAGCAAGTCTGTTGTAATCGCACCAACCAACGGTTCTGGTGTTGCGGTCGATGCCATTACGGCAACCTCTGCAACAACAACCGTCAACAATACCCTAGAGTTCTCAGCTGTTGGCACCAATGCCAAGACAGCCGTAGTAACCCTAGCTGACGATCAGACGATCTCAGGCGCAAAGACCCTAACGAGCAACCTAAAACTAGATGTTTCTGGTGGTGGTAGAATCTTTGCATCATCGCTAACAGATTCCGTTGGTCTTTCAAATGATCTGTTTGTACAACCAAACCTATCATCTGCTGGTAGATCTATTCGCCTGTTCTCAAACAGCAGTAACCTACCAAGCACTGGTATTACCATCAGACCTAAGAACGGAAACAACGTAGGTGAACTCGTTGTAGATGGTACCGCAAGAGTCAGCGGCGATCTTATTGTTACGGGTGCTATTCAAACAGCTGGTTCGCTAGCTGCTGCTTCCGTAGCTATAGGTAGCTTTAAGTCTCAAAACGGAACAGCAGAACAGAACGTAACAACAACACCAAGTCCTTTATCTACACTTACTTTTACTATTTCAGAAGATGTTACTACCTTTACAGGTTCTACCGTAAACGTAGTAAACAATGGAAGTGTGGCAGTTGCGTTTTATTGGAGACGTGAACAATGGACAAGCGGTAATGCTTATGCCTTTGTTGTTAGAAAGGTTACGATACAAGGTAACTCTAGTTGCTCACTTGGAGTAAATGCTGGTACATTTACAATTACATCTGGTAGTGCTACTAATGTAATGGTTGGTGGTAGACCCACCGCTATGGCTTTAGCAGGAGTAACAGATTCTCCAATCGTTATGACCTTGTCTCTAGCGAGTACCTGATATGGAAGTCACCGCACATCCCCTAACGGTAGAGCAGTTGTTGCTCATAATCAGTGTGTTGTTCCTTCCAGCAGGTGGTTGTGTCTATTGGCTAGCTACTAAGATTTCATCTCTGGAAGCAGAGATCAAGTCTATGAAAGATATCAAGACAATAGAACATGAAACAGTAATAAGCAGAGTAGAAAGACTAGAGAAGAATGTCCATGAGATTCGTAATGTTCTTCAAACACTAACACTGGCTATTGTCAGGAGTGGAATCCATGTGGATAAGAACGATCTTAATTAGCATCTCTCTATTTTCATGCTCATCGGTAGAACAAATTCAAAAGAACTCCAATTCAATTCGGTCTCTAGCACAGGACTCAAAGCAAAACTTTGAGAAGATCTATGAAGCAGCAGTCTCAATCCCCCCAAGACTTGAAGAAATCAAGAACAGATCCCATCAAGGGATTTCGGAACAGACCGAGATCGTTGCGAAAACCGAAGGAATCATCGAGGCGACTTCGGGGGTAGTAGATACCGTACCGTGGTGGGCAAACACTATAGAGATAACAATGGTTGCCATTGCTGTTATAGGTGTTGTTGTTCTGCTGTGGTACTCTGGTCTAGGTTCTTTATTCAGAAAGCTTATTGGATATGTCCCCGAAGCTAAACAGCAGGAGGCAAAGCTACTGGATGAAACCCTAAGGGGAGATACATCCCTGAGGGAGACCGTGGCGTTCCTAAGGGCAAAGGATCCAGCTTTGGATACCGCATTCCGAAGGAGAAAGAATGCCAAATTATAAACGTGTAATTCCGCGACCACCCACCGTATCCATCGGTGGCGTGAGTCGCATGTACCTCAATGCAGATGGTGACTTGGTCGTAGAATACGAATCAGGTAACGTCGTTGTCATAGATACAAATGGCGGTGGAACAGGTGGCACACTTATCCTTGATGGTGAGTTTGCTCCGAACACACAGGTCGTTGTCTATGATGGCGGTGACGCTGGCACTGGTGGTACACTAGATGTAAACTCTGGCGGCTCTTTTGAGACGCTGTAACAGGAGGTATTGATGCCAACTGATATTGCCATCATACGAATTCGTAGAGATACCATCGCAAACTGGACATCGGTAAATCCGACTCTAGCCTTGGGTGAAATCTCCTACGATCTTACCAACCACCAAATTAGGGTTGGTGATGGAACCAATGCTTGGCTTGATTTGCCAGTCATTGGTAGCTCTATCATTGCAGATGGAGATAAAGGAGATATCGTCATCTCTGGCGGCGGAACCACTTGGTCGCTAGACTCTGCATTGATGACATTAATTAATAACAAGTTAGATAGCGGTCCACTTGATGGTGGTTCTGCTCCTAGCTTGGATCAACAGATTCAGATTAGAAGAGACATAACCGTAAACTGGGTAGGAACTATCCTAAATGCTGGTGAGATTGGTTATGACTCAAGCTTGAATGAAATTAGAATTGGTAATGGTACAGCTGTTTGGGAAAATCTAGATCCCATCGGCATGCCAAAACTACCAGCCCTTAGCATTACACAACTCAACGACGTAGAGTTTCCAGACACTGCTCCAGCCGAAGGTGAAGTACTTACCTTTGATGAGACAGCTGGTCTCTGGGTAAACAGGGTCATACCAACCCCGTCATTAACTCTTAACGATTTGACCACGGTAACTCTAACGGCACCACAGAACACAGAAATCCTGCAGTTCAATGGTACCCAGTGGGTCAATGCTCCTGGTCCTGTAGCGGGAACAACCATACCGCTAGGTGTTAAGAATGAAATTGAGGTTGTTGGACAAAACGACTGGCAGATTGTAGCAGGAACTATAGAACCAATCGCTCTAGATGTAACACAGACTTTTGTAGAAGATAGACTAGGTCAACCTGGTTGGTTTGCTACGCTTGATGCTGTTGATGTTACCGTTCCTGTAGAACAACTAGGCACTGGTACACCATCAACAACAACTGTATTGCATGGTGATGGTACTTGGGCTGAGCCAACAATTACTCAGGACAACCTCAACCTAGCCCTTCCTGTGAATCCACAGGATGCAGCTACCAAGGATTATACCGATGCCGTCGTTGGTCTTGCCATTGCGGCAAACGTCATCGAAGAACTAGATCAAGCTAACGGCATTGCCGTGCTTAACTCTTCGCGGGTTGTTGCTAAGGAACGCTTGGCAACTGGTACCGCAGACGCTACCAAGTATCTCAAGGGTGATGGCACATGGGCAACTTTGTCTATTGATGCCATGACTGACGTTACTTTGGGAACTCCAATTGGCGGTGATATCCTACAATGGAGTAGTGGTGGTGGCGGTGCTTTTGTTCCTGTTAATAGAGATTCGTATCTATCAGGACACACCCAGGGACTAACCACAATTACAATTCCCGCTCCACAGCAAGTAAGTGGTAGATTGCTTTGGTGGAATAATGATAGCTTGCAACTAAGAACAGTAACACTTACAGACTCTGGTCTTGCAACTGTTACTCACGACAACACAACTAACGAAATAAACGTTGATGTTCCCTCTTCACACCCACATGCTTTGTCTGATCTAACAGTCAGCGGAGCATCCACTGGCAGTGTGGCTGCATGGAATGGAACCAACTGGGTACCAGCTGAGTTTACGGATGGTAACAGTATTTCTGCGTCTTACAATAACGGAACCGAATTGTTCTCCTTTAATCTCACACAAGGTGATAAGGGAGACATTACAGTAAACGGAGACAACACTTGGACTATTGATCCTGGTGTTGTTACCATGCAGAATCTTGCATTTAATAACAGCTTTATGACGCAACCTCTCGATATTATGTGGGGACATCAGTACTATTTTACTGATGGAACTACTACGGGTTCGTTTGTAACATCTGTAGGTACAGAACCAAACCCAACAAACGGTAATGTTGTGCTTACAGGTAATTCGATACAGCTTATAACCAACGCAAATTTAAACGCATCTGTAGCTAGATTTAGACATATGGATCGTGGAAAGGGCGTTGCAGCAGGAACATTTAGACCCTTTAGTAATACAAGGGCTATGTTACAAGCCAAGGTATCCTACACAGGGTCTTCGGATTCTGGTACATTTGCATTTGTTGGTTTTACGGCTACGCACAACCTACAAGATCAAGTATATGTAGCCTTTGTTTGTAATGGAACAACTAATTGGTTTTGTAAAGTAAGAGATGACTTTATTGGAACTGAAGTTGTAGATGTTTCTGTTGATTCTGGAATACCAGTAGCATCAGAAGCAACCTTACGAGTTGAAGTCACACCAACTGGTTTTATATTATCTCAGATAACACTAGATAGCTTTGGAGACGAAGTAGCTACTGTTAAACTTGACTATGTAAGAACAGGTTTAGAAGCGGATGTTGGTACTTATGGTGGATGCGAAATCCGCTCTAGAGGTACATCTAGTCCAGCTCAAACGCTGACTGTAAAGGAAATGTTCTTACATATCGGCAACGAATATAAGGATCTAGCTCCTCTTGATCATACCCACGCCCTTGCCGATCTTGAACAAGGAGGCGCAACCTCAGGTCAAGTCATCAAGTGGAACGGCTCTGCATGGGCAGCTGCTGATGATGCAACTGGCGGTGCTGGAAGTGTTGCCTTAAACGACTTAACGGATGTAACTCTAACCTCTCCTATTGTAAACGATCTTCTTATATTAGGTGCTGGTAATATTTGGATAAATTCAACTAGAGATAGTTGGCTTAATGGACACACCCAACCACTATCTACGATTACCGTTCCAGTTCCACTACAAGCATCTGGAAAATTAATTTGGTGGAATAACGATTCGTTGCAAACACGAACAGTAACACTAGGTGGTACTGGTCTTGCTTCAATTAGTCACGATAACACAGCAAATACCATTACAGTTGATGTTCCTGCCTCACACACTCACGCACAAAGCGATATCACCAACCTTGTTACAGATCTCGCTGGAAAAGCAAGTACGTCACACACCCACTCAGCTGCAGATATAACAACTGGTTCTCTTGCTCTTGCTAGAATAGCACAGGGTGGAGCAACAGCTGGTCAGGTTCTCAAGTGGAATAACATATCTGCTGTGTGGGAACCAGGAACAGATAACACAGGCGGCTCAGCATCTCCTGGTGGATCAGATAGACAAGTACAGTTCAATGACAGTAACTTGGTTATTGCTGGTGCATCACAGGTAGAGATAGAAGCTGGTGGTAATCTTAAACTGATTAAGCCAAGCTCTGCTCCTTCTGCTCCAGCTGCCGACAGTTTGGTGGTTTATCCCCTAGATCTGGGTGGAAAAGATTTACTTGCTTATACAGATTCATCGGGTTATGCAACAAACTTACAGCATTGTTTGTCAAGAAATAACATTAGATGGTGGAAAGCATGTACGGCTTCCGCACAGGCTTCCGCTGATGTCGGAGCTGACTTTGTCACAACGGGTACAATGACCGCCGCAACAATTAGCTCAGCAAACTTTCAAGCAAGTTGTGGTCGAGTGGCTTTAGTAGCAACCGCAACAACAGCCCAAACAGAAGTAGACCTTAGAATAAACGGTCTACAGTGTTTTAGAGGAGATGGCACAAACAACAATAGAGGTGGTTTCTTCTTTAACTGTAGATTTGGGTTTAATGATTCTGTTGGTGCAACCACAACCCAATTTGCTGGTTTAAACTCACAGAATGCTGTTACAAACATTGCGGATGCCAGTCCAGACCATAGCTCCTTACCTGATGCTATCGGTGTTTGTAAGCGAAACGGAGACACCAACTGGTTTATTCAACACAGAGCTGGAACAGCGGCATCTACTTTTACAGATACTGGCATAGCTATTTCTAGTACAACTATGTATGATCTAGTTGTGTACACGCCACCTAATGGTAGTACTATTCATTTTAGATTTGAAGATCTAGAAACTGGAACAGCCTTCAACTACTCAACCTCTTCAAACATACCAACAAACACACAAACACTAACGGGACACGCTTGGAGATCAAACGGAGCTACAACAGGTTCTGTTAACATGCAACTTTCTGTTATGTATTTGGAGACTAAGTTCTAATGGCTAACCCACTATTTACGGTTGACCGCAGACCCTGCGTTCACCTATCCTTGAACATCTCCAGCACCGATAATACTTTCTGGTCTGGAAATGCGGATCTTTGTGAGGCTGTAATCGATGACGCAACTGGAAACAGACTTGCTGGTATCGATGCAACCACAAACATCGGTGTACAGATGTTCATCAATACGATGC